TACGCATTTGATAACCACAAAATCATTCATTGGAACCTCGCAAGATCAAAAGAGATACATAGCAGAATATGTGAAATTCTAGAATTATGGTCGGACCATACCTTACAATTATCAACGAAATACGAAAGTATTCCAATTAGACCTACATGCCATGTAGTCGTAACCGCAAACGTTCCACCCCCTAACTCGAACCTCATGTCAACTGATCGTTTCCTCGAAATTGAAGTTCCACCCTTAGAAGTTCATTCATCAACAAATGAGCAGCAACTTACTTTGTGATTGTTGTTATTGTTCAGCAAACGCCGCAGGCTGTAAATTAATACAAAGTATCATTGAAATTAAATTATGCCTGGCAAGTATAAAAGACGTTTTAAGAGAACTTATGGACGACGCCGATCTTACCGAAGAATTGGATTCAGACGACGATTCAAACGCAACACCCGTCGTATCACGACCTCGAGAATGAAGAGCCGGTTTATCTCTGACCGTACTATGATCAAATATGTCTGCAATCAGACCTTTAGACTTACAACCGATACTACCGTTGGATGGGCAGGAGAAGCATTCATTGCTAACTCACTCTCAGACCCATTTGGAACCGCATCTTCAACAGCTCAACCTACTGGACTCGATCAATGGGGAGCATTCTACTCCAAGTACATCGTCAAAGCATCGAAACTCACCTGCGAAGTTCAAAATCTAACAGCAGCAACAGCACCTCGTTTTGTTATTGTACCCTCTCCTAATAACCACTACGCAGTTATCACTAATTGGGACATCAACGACTACAAACCAGAAGAGTACCCATATGCCCAACATCGTATGATTAACTCCTCCGGAGGAGGAAGACCACTCTACATGAAATCCTACATGACTACTGGCAAAATCTTTGGAAAGAAAGGTATCGCTATTGATAACCTCTATGAAGGAGCTATGCCAACTGGTGGATCTGGAGCAACATCCCCTAATCAACAATGGTATTGGAACATCGCTGTACTCAATCGAGATCTCCCGGCAACTGCAGTTACTGTGGTAGTTTTATGTAAACTTACTTTCTACTGTCAAATGCTCGATAGACAATATCGTGTTTCTGCTAGTGAACAATAAACTGTGGCGAAGCCCATCACCCTAATTATCATTCATATCTCGAACATAAGCCCCCCGGTCGAGGGGGGCTTGGTCTACCCATCGACATATCGCAGCAGCGCCCGTCACCCGGGCCCGAAATTTTCTGTGTTCTAGGTTGCGGCAACTAGTATTACCCGCAACCTCACACACACGCACAGAAATGGGTCACTGGTGTTTCACCCTTAATAATCCAGATTATACACTGGACGTAGTATTAGATACTCCATCAATAAGATATGCCTCATGGCAATTAGAAATGGGTGAAAACGGAACTCCACACCTCCAAGGATATTTAGAGCTAAAACGCTCTCAACGTATATCCTATTTACAAAAATTAATTCCCGGAGCACACTTCGAAAAACGAAGAGGTACGAGAGAACAAGCTCGAACGTATAGTCGTAAAGAAGATACAAGAATAGAAGGTCCATGGGAAATTGGACAATGGGATACATCACCGGGAAGTCGTACCGATATTAAAGCATTCCATAATAGTATAGTATTAGGAAAATCAAATAGAGAACTTATGGAAGAACATCCTACGGAGTATTATAAATATCAACGTATGGTAAAGCACGTAAGAACGGAATATGCAACTCCTATAGAACCTCCTTCCATTGAATTACGTGAATGGCAATTACGACTAATGGAGCACTTCGCACAACCCGCAATTAAACGACAAATAATATGGATATGGTCTGATCAAGGAGCAACCGGTAAAACTACGTTTATGGACTACGTATCGTATCATCATAAATTACTTCCTGGTTCATGGCAAAATGCCGATAATCTATACGCATTTGATAACCACAAAATCATTCATTGGAACCTCGCAAGATCAAAAGAGATACATAGCAGAATATGTGAAATTCTAGAATTATGGTCGGACCATACCTTACAATTATCAACGAAAT